AATCAGTTTTATCAAAAAAAGTCAAGGTGAAGTATTAAAACCCACACCCTAAAACGTGTCGTCATCCAAAGAAGCAGCCACGGGCATCATCTTCAACGAGCCTAATGGCGTCAGAGAAACTACCTAGCATCATTTCATCGTAGTTGTGCCAGTTACTATTTTTATCCATCCAAAGCAGAGACCATGAATTCGAATATCCATTATGTGTGATTTTTGCTATAGGTTCTTCTACTCTGCCATCACTCCATATTAGTTGCCTAATTTCAAAGATAATTACTGAGTCGTCCTCGATGCGATACTGTAAATCTAATTCATCCCTTAGGTGTTCTGCTGGGCGACGCTTTTCCATGAAAAATTCCATACACCGTCTAATATTTGCTATCTCAATATTGCTAAACGCCATATTTCCTCCTAAAACGTGTCGTCAGGCCATTGTGACTTGATTACCTTACCTATGATTGTGCAGTTCCCGTTAATAGGGATCAGGTCATAGCGTGGGTTTAACGGCTCTAAATATGATATTCCACCTTCTCTAATCAATCGCTTGAATGTGAACTCATCATTCAGCAAGCGAGCGACGCAAAAATCTCCGAACTCAACTTCTTCCTCTGGATCAACCAAGATAAGCATTCCTTCAGGAAAACTTGGCTTTCCTCCTGGTGGCGCTGTCATTGATTGGCCTTCAACCTCTAACCAAAAAGCGCGCTCACTGGCTTTCTTAGCTGTAGGTATCCACGACACAGCATCTTTCTGAGTATATGAGTTAAATTCTGTTGAGAAAGCGCCAGCCTGTACCTTCGTGAATAGAGGGTACTCATAGTTACTAACAACCTGATCGCTTCTATCACCAAACATCAATTCCGCAGGTGAAACACCTAAAGCTTCGCTGATAACTAAAGCATCATCAGCACTTATCTTTCTTTCCCCAAGTTCATAATTTCCAATTCTAGAAGCCGCGGAATATCCGCACAGCTTTGCAAGTTGCGCTTGGCTTAATCCTCTAGATTCACGAATAGACTTCAGTCTTTCGCCGATAATTTCATTTATTTTTTTCATGCTTATCTTTTAACACAAAACGTGATGTAAGTATTTAAACGATTCGTGATTGACAGTTAATCACATATTGTGTGTAATAGGGGTTGTAGACATGGAGGATACACACAATGAATAACATCGCAGAACAGCGAAAAAAATTAGGAATTTCTCAGGCTGTTTTGGCTTCATCAATCGGATGGGGTCAATCTCGTATTGCAAACTACGAGCTAGGTATTAGAACGCCTAGCCTTAATGATTGTCGAGTAATCGTTGAGGCATTACAGAAACTTGGTGCGAAATGCTCACTAGATGACATTTTCCCACCAAAAGCAGCATAAGCACCACCTCGCTCTTTAACATCTCAGCGCTGAAAAAGCGCACATCAATACACACTCACAGGATCGTGAGCAACGGACTAACTGTATCTAAAAAGGACTATAGACTATGGAAAATGCAAAAAATATCAAAGTAGAGTGCTCATCAAACGAATTGATGACATTTTACATTCAACAAATGTATTCAATCGGTAATAACGGACTCGCTAAAGCGCTAGGAATACACCCATCAAAATCCAGTCGAGATAAAGCCAGAATATTCGATTTAGCTTGCCAGTTGGTGAGTAAGTTCGGATTACCCCCTGACTCTGTAAATATCAGCGATAAGCCAACGAAAGTTGTTCTTGAAGGTGACTATGCAGAAAGGGTTATTCAGGCTCTTGAAGGGAAGGGAAAGGTTAAAAGAAAAGCCCCAGAGACGGCAATCAATGAGGCTCAAATCAGTTTAAACATTTAATTTTATTTACCCATTAATACTGGACGAATAATCAGTATTAGTCAAGTAATTTGATTACTCATAGCTAAGCTCATTAATAAAAATTTAATGGGCTTTAATTTCATGAGGTTAAAAAAGAATATGGATAATTATGAGTATAACGTCAATATTTTAATGCCAAATTGTTATTTTGAACAAGATGAGAAATGGATTAAGGAAATGTTATTGAGGCTAAGGCCATCGATAAGAGCAAAGGTATCGGTTAAATATTCTGAAGTTTATCAAGAGCATTTCGACGATGAACCTATACCTTACAAAAAAATAAATGCTGGTAGAAAGGCTGCAAATACACGGTTAAGAAACTTTGTAAAAAACTACTCTTCCTACCTCGATGGATATGTTTCCGAACCGAGAGTTTTTCAACAAGGCACTGGCCAGAGAAACCAACCCTCTCAAGGTGTCGCCTGAATCACCGAATTTAATACAAACCTATGGCCTGTTCCTTGGAAAGTGTAGCAATGCTGATACAAGGCACTATTCATAAGTACATGATTTAAAAGCCAAAAAAAAGAAAATTCGAGTTCTAACTTGACCCCTATAAGGATAAGGAAGGGACAACTTGGAAATTTCTTAAAAATCAAATAGTTAAATGACATCAAAACGACAGGATCTGTCTCCTAAACGGACAAGTTCTGTCTCTTTTGCAAAAAATGGACTATCACAAAATGAGAATATGGTCAAGAGTTTTTTACGCACGAGAGTTTTACAAGCGTTTGTCAAAAGTATCCCCTACCGCCACTGAGCTATACGGGCTAATCACTGACAGTTGCGACTGGAAATATGGACGGTATGTAGCGACGAGGGCTGAGGTAGCTGAGATCCTCAACGTGAGCGAGAGAAGCATTCAGAGAGCCAACAAAGAGCTTGAGGCGGTAGGGTTAATCAAGTTTAAGCGTGGCATATACGCAATAAACCCAGAGTTTAACTGGGGGGGGAGGAGTTGGAATATATCGAAATCCTGTTACTACACGATGGACAGGAAAGGTGCTCAAGTTATTGATTTTAATGATGCAGCAGAAGCCATTAACTCAAAAAAACTTGAGGAAATAGCCCGAAAAACCTTGAGGGAGGTAAACGGGCGTAACGCAAAAAGGAATTAATCATGCTCAGTATAACGCCAAAAGCTAAGCAAGTCACTGCACTGGATATGCTCAGGAAGAACTGGAATCAACACCGAACGATGTTACTTTCTGCAAGTGTTGGATTTGGTAAAACCGCGATAGCCGCATTCGTGGCTGACGGTTTAGTTTCTAGGGGAATGAGGGTCATGTTTGTCGCCCCCTACACAGTGCTGATTGAACAGACTGCAACACGGTTTGTTGAGTACGGACTGCCAGTCGATGAGATTAGTTACTTGTGGCGCGACCACCCACTGTATGACCCCAGCAAGTTGATTCAAATTGCATCTGCAGACACGTTAATTCGCCGCAAATTCCCTGACAACATTGATTTACTCATCATCGATGAAGCCCACATGAAGCGAAAAAAAATACTCGAAATTATCCGAGATACGGATATTCGTGTAGTTGGGTTATCGGGGACACCCTTTGCTAGTTGGATGGGCGAATACTACGAAACATTGATTAAACCAACGACGATGAAGGAGTTAATCGAAATTGGTGATTTGAGTCCTTATGAATTTTACGCGCCAGATAATCCCGATGTTAGCGGTGTAAAAACATCAAAACTATCGGCATTTGGCAATGACTACAACGAGGAGCAGTTAGCCAAAATCATGGGCGATTCTGATTTAGTCGGGAATATCGTCAAATTTTGGTTAGAACATGGCGAGGACAGGCCAACAGTTTGCTTTTGCGTCAATGTCAGCCATGCAAACTACGTCACGATGGAATTTAACCGAGCGGGGATCAACGCTGAGGTGATGACCGCAGAGACGCCACACGATGAACGGCAGTTGATTATTAACCGTTTTGAGAGTGGGTCTACAAAAATCATCGTTAACGTTGGTGTTTTGGTTGCAGGGTTCGATAGTGACGTTCGCTGCATCATCTACGCGAGGCCAACAAAATCGGAAATCCGCTGGGTCCAGTGTCTTGGTAGGGGATTGAGAACAGCAAAAGGGAAAGACAAGTGTCTCATATTCGACCATTCAGGATCAGTTCACTTGTTGGGATTTCCTGATGAAATTGAATACGACGACCTGCAAAACAAAAACGATGGCATGAAAACCCAAAGCAGCTACCGAGATCAGGTCAAGGCAGAGAAAAAACCGAAGGAATGCCCATCTTGTAACTACATGAAGCCGGCAGGTGTTTACGTTTGCCCTAAATGTGGGTTTAAACCACTCGCTGGGGAAAATGTTCAAGTCGATGAAACGCGAGAACTCAAAAAACTGAAAGCAGGTGAACAGATATTTACCAAGGAGCAAAAACAAAGTTGGTGGTCACAAATCAAGTTTTATCAAAAACAGCGTGAGATATCAGGCAAGCCTATTTCTGATGGTTGGTGCGCCCACACGTACAAGAAAAAATTCGGGGTATGGCCTCGTGGATTACATGATACACCGCAAGAGATAACTCCCGAAGTTAGTAATTATATTCGTTCAAAAAATATCGCTTTTGCAAAGATGCAAGCGAAGAAAAATACAAAAGAGGTAAAACCGAAAACAGAGGCTGAAAAAATAGCATCAGCAAGGTCACACTTGGAAGATATACGGGAAAAGCTCAGCTTAGGAGGTAATCGTGAAGACGGTAGAGGCAGTAATAGGTCGATGGCCTGAGATATTTGAGTATTACAAATTACCGCCAATCACAGGGAAAAAACACTATCAAGGGGAATGCCCTATATGCGGAAAGAAAGGAAAATTCAGGATAGATAATAAAAACGGTAAGGGAACTTGGATATGCTCATGTGGTGCTGGTGATGGCTGGAAACTACTGGAACTTACCCAGCAAAAAGATTTTAGAGTTTTAGCAAGTGAGATAGATCGGTTAATCGGAAACAGTTATTCAGGCCAAGTAGTACCGCACGCAAAATCAGATGTAAAAGCCACTCGTTCAAAAGTTATCGCAAAGTTCGCTTCACTAATCCCACTTAAAGATACATCAGCTCATAGATATTTGATGAGCAGAGGGATCAACGTTTTACCATCTCAGCACGTCAGATACAGTAACACACAACAAAATGGATTTACTTCGCTCTGGTCAATTGCAACAGATGATCGTGGTGCTGGCTGTTATCTGCATAGGACGTTCTTAGAGGGCGAAAAAAAAGCAAACTTTGAAGGGAATAAACGACTTACCAAGTTACAGGAAGATAACTATTTAGATTTTGCTGGCTCTATCGCAATTCGAATGACCCCAGTAGCATCAACGCTGGGGATCGCCGAGGGGATAGAAACGGCGCTTTCTTGTCAGCAAGTCTACGGCTGTAACACATGGTCAACGTTAAATGCCAATTTCATGCGGAGATTTAGAGCGCCGAAAGGCGTTAAGCATCTGATCATATTTGCAGACACTGACAGCAACGGAACAGGGCTAGCAGCTGCCTTTGAATGTGGCAATCGAAATATTCTAAGTAATAACGATGTTGAAAAAGTCAGCGTCCGATGGATTGACGGAACTGGCGATTTTAACGACATGCTAGTCAATGGGGCAAAAGTATTTCAACAAGAGTTATGGCGCAAGCAAGCAGCTTAACACGCAAGAGGATTTTTAGATGGGTGCATATTACGAATACGTGATTAAGGCGCAAGAAAGGAGCAGACAGCAAAGCATAGACAGGATGTACGCTTTAGCTCTTCGCCTTGAGGAAATAATGGACGATTTACATGAGCGAGCAGAAGTGATGCGTCGTGATCTGGCAATTAAGCGAGGTGTTGAGTGATGAAAGGAACAGAATTTAAAAAGTTGATGTGGCTCTACGCTGATGAGGCAATGATACGCAAGCGTAGATATGTGAGGGGCGGGAAAAATACAGCGGACCGCAATCGAAAAATGCATAAACCATATCGTTGTGAAAAGGTTATGAATCGCCTTTTAAGAATTGATTCTGATGCGTTTGTTAAAAGACTAAACCGAAAGGAGGCATCTAATGCAGGGAACTAATTTAACAGAAATGAAAATTAACATACCAGCCGAACTTAGTGAAAATACAGCAGATCTTGTTGTTAAATTTGCTGAAGCCATGGCAGAAAAATTACATAAGTCTGAGAAAAAATACGGGTATTCAGACGAATGGATGGCTAATAGCTGGGGATTGGATTGTAAGAATCAATTCATGCGACACATACAGAAAGGCGATCCTGTTGATGTGGCTAATTATTGCGCGTTTATGTTTTATCACGGCTGGTCAACTATGCTTCCACCAATGCCAGAGGGTGAGTGATGAAGTGGGCTAAATTTAAAGGTAACGAGATTACCTATCTAGTTAGGTGGATAGTTGGGATATTTTTCCTTCTTCCAATAAGCACTATTTATTTTTTGCTTTATCTGATCGATACACCGATACATTTTTGCAGAAAACAAATGAGAGTGTTTTTGTATTTATCGCTAGACAGCATAGAAAATAAATTCCCATTCAAAAAGGATAAGTAGCATGAGCGAACTCAAGAAATGCCCGTTTTGTGGGTGCGACCGGATTTTTGTCGGCACGTATGATTATGAAGAATTTGACGATAAAACATACTACAAAGCAGAGTGTAATTCATGCGAAGCGGGGACGGGATTTAAGGATAGCAAACAGGAAGCCATAGCGTCATGGAACAGGAGAGCTAACAGTGAGTGATCTAATAACATTAATGTACAAAATCAGCATGAACTTATTTTGCGGATTAGGATTTGCAATGGCATTTATCATGCTGAAGGTATTTGATGGGGTTAATGACTGGTTCGTTATCACGATGAAGGTTATATCGGCAACAGCGATAATCCTCTGGTTAATATCTATGGCTTACATTTGTTTTTTCTTATTCAACCACGTGTTTCTGAAAAATTGAATAGGAGGCTAACTTGGAAGCAGATTTCCTCTTCCACGAATCAACCAAAAATACCGCATGGCAACACCTCAAAGAAGTTCTAGCGACAAACCAACCACACCGAATCATTATCAAGCCTTGGAAAAACAAGCGTTCATTATCTCAGAATTCCACTTTTCATATGTGGTGCGGAGAGATAAGCAAGTATCTGTGTAAAAACAAAGCTAATTACACGCCTGAAACCGTTAAGGAAATGCTTAAGCATACATTCCTAGGCTACGAGGTGGTCGATATGGTTGACGTTACTACACAGCTTACAGAGCGCGTAAGGACACTTCGGAAAACATCAAAACTTGATACTGGTGAAATGTTCCACTTCATGGGGCAGGTTGAGCGCTGGGCGGTAGGTATAGGTTGTTTCGTGACGATACCAAACAATTCGGAATACATGAAACTCAAGGAGCAGCAAGAGAGATGAAACTTAAAAATATTTTAGATGCCATGCGGTGTGGAGCTAACTGGTTATTTGGAATGTATCAGCGTCCATACCTTAAAGAGTGGGATGATTATCTAAATTACCTGATCGACGAATGTAGTATTGCTGATGAGCGTTATCGCGTAATCATATTTAATGATGGCGGTGAAAAAGTAGAGGTTTGGAAAGAAAATAAATACTACGGATATGGCAATCAACACAATGTTTCTGGTGGTGAGGCGTATGAGTTCAGGCCGTCATTCAGAACGATAATTAAATTATCAAACCTAGTTGATAGTCGTGAGAAGAATCGAGTGAGTTCTTTCGCCCGTGAGCTAAAGCAGAAGGTGAGAAAATGACAGACAACGTAAATAACCCGCCACACTACGCATCAGGTGATATTGAATGCATAGATGCCATTAAAGCCAGCATGACTAAGGAGGCGTTTCTAGGCTATCTCAAGGGCAATATTCAAAAGTATGTCTGGCGATACGAAAAGAAAATTAATCCAGTCGAAGATTTGAAAAAGGCTCGTTGGTATATGAGTCGACTCGTTGAAGAAGTGGAGACTGAAAAATGACGCCAGAAGAAAAGTTAAAGCAATATGACGAGAAGTTAGAAGAGGCTCAGAAATTGGTTCGATTTATCGAAGAAAGTCGCCGTGAGCACATTAACCGCTACAACTTAAACAGGAAGTGATCATGACTGAAGAACAATACAGGACTTATGCACAAGTGATAGTGGCTGGTCGTGAGTTTATCTCATTTAATCACAACACCATTTCAGCGGTAACAGGATTAACGCCAGCAAGAGTTGGAACTATTTTAAGAAAGTTGCTTGCATTCCAGTGTGTGGAGCATGTCGAAACAAAGAGCCGTAAACGCACTCGCCCAATCAATAACTACGCAGTAACAGACGATGCAATTACTCGACTGAGAAGCCAGTTTGAAAAAGAGCGTCTGGCTAACCTTCCACTCTTCCCTAAAGCTAAAAAGATTGAAGCAAAGAAACCTAGAAAAGTGCTGGATGATTTTATGTGTGGATTGTTATTTGTCGATAAAGCCAACGTCTCAGGCATGGGTAATCCGATGTTGATGAAAATAGACTCGTTACTCAAAGGGGTTCGCAATGAACTGCATGTCATGCAATAGATCACTAACAGATGATGAAATTTACGTGTGTAGCAAGTGTGCTGATGAATACGCTCATTTGGAAGTGATGGAGAAAATCAAAGGAGAGGGAGATGAGTAGCAAGTCATTACGAAAAGCACTTAAAGAAAATCCTGAATGGGTAAAGCGATATCTTGGGCTAGATAAACCATCAAAAATACGAACCCGCCACGTAATTCTATTCTTTTCGATTATCACATTGTTAATGGGGATCGTGTATGGCTAACTTACGCAAAGAAGCTAGAGGTCGTGAATGCCAAATTAGAATGCCTGGTGTCTGTAATGGTAATTCTGAAACTGTCGTCTTAGCTCATTATCGAATGTCTGGCATTTGCGGTACCGGAATAAAACCTAATGATATTTTTGGTGCTTGGGCATGTAGTGCTTGTCACGATGAATCAGATAGACGTACCCACTACGTCGATGCTGAATACGCAAAGCAATGTCATTTAGAAGGTGTTATTCGTACTCAGGATATTCTCATCAAGGAGGGTAAGATTAAGGTATGAACGAGTATCAATTAAAATTGCCGTGGCCACCTAGCAATAATACATACTGGAGGCATTGTAGAGGACGGCATTATATCTCACCCAAAGGCACCAACTACCGAAAGCAAGTAACAGATTACATCAAGCAACATAACCTAGACGTCAAAACCACTTCCCGCATCAAAATAGTCATCACAGCAAATCCCCCAGATAAACGACAAAGAGACCTCGATAACTTGCCTAAAGCGGTTTTCGATTCGTTAACTCATGCCGAATTTTGGGGCGATGATAGCCAAATTGATGATATGCGGATCCGTCGAGGTGAAAAGGTTACTCATGGCTCATTAGATATCACGATATGGGAGATAGATGATGTTCACTGACTTAATCGCAGCTATTGAAGAAGCAAGATATTTAAAATACAAATCAGGCGGTCGAGTTAACTTCTGTGTAATGCAAGTTATGGACTATATGGAAGTGGTAAGCGGGCTGATGGATGGTGTCAGGGTTTTATATACAACTGCCAATGATGATTATCACACAGTATTACCGGAGGCGAGATGAGCTATATCGGAGAAAAGGAATTAACAGATGAGCAGTTTCGCTGGCTTGATGGTTGGTTAAATCTGTGGGGGGCTTGGGTATATTCTGGTCGTATCGATATTCGCATGATCAATATGATTTATAAATTCATGCAAACAGTTGAGCCAAGTAAAAACCCATCAAGACCTATGTGCAATGACGATGAAGGAATGTTGATTTCTCAGGTCGTAGATTCAGTCATCGCCACTGACACACAGGCTTATGGAATATTACTAAGTTATTACGCTCACGGATCATCTAAGTTGTCGATTGCATCTTACTATCACCGAGTTGCAAAACCACGCAAAATGCAAACAAGAGGGGGGAATAAATACGCCAAGCCATCTCATAGAACTTGCAGGAGAGAAGTCGATGAAAAACTCAAAGCTGCTCAGTGGTTATTGTACGAACCTCTGCGAAATGCAATGAATAATCGTAAACGTGTAGCTAAAGTAAAGAAAATAGCTGAACTTTGCTATTGACATTAATGGACAAATGGACAACAATTATAAGGTAAGTTGCTTTACGTGACTCTTAAGTTTGCTTACCTCATTCAAGACCTCGCTACGGCGGGGTTTTAGCTTATAAACATTGAAAATAATGCATATTTCCCATATTGTACTTGTGTGTTAAGTAAGTACGGTCGTGGGGTGCTGACATCCCCGATCTGAGCACAATCCTCGGCAAGGGATTATGCTTAATGAAAGCCTGATAGAGATATCGGGCTTTTTTTTTGTATCTAAAATCCGAACAGTGCCCCTCATAACCTCTACGCAGAACGGAGAAATCTGGTTTGCGATACGTTTGGGGCTTTCTATTTTAATTCCCCGAATTCGAGGGAATAAGTTTTTGATATTTATCCAGAGTGCTTATTTGCATTGTGGTAATCCAACTCTCCGGAAA